GAATTTGCCCGAGTTACCCGTTTGGCTAGGTGCTAAAGCGTTAAACGCTGCGTTAGCCGTTGTTTGACCCGTACCGCCATAAGCGATACCGACTGCATTGCCATTCCAAGTGCCGTTTGTATAACTGCCAGTCCAATTTAATGTATTGGTTGACCAAGAAGCATTAGATGGTGGCGAATTGTGATAATCCCATGAGCCAGCGGCAGGACTGTTAGCCAATAAAACAACTGTAATGTAAGACCCCGATTGCACCGTGGCAATTGTGGTCGTAGAGTTGTTTTGAATAACAATTGTGCCGCTTGATTGGTTATTGTTAAACGTAAAAGTCGCGCCATTTGGCAAAGTGGTCGCATCAGGCAATTTAATAGTCTGACCACCAGAACCTAAAATAGACCAATTCTGAACAGAAGAAGCGGTTAAAGTAATTATTGTTCCGCTTGCTGCTTGTGATATGTAACCTTCAAACAAGCAATTGGTCGTTATATTGCCGTTTGCATCACGCAATACAACCGAGTTCGCGCCACTAGAAGAAGTAACCCCTGTGCCGCCGTTAGCAACCGCTAAAGTACCGGACAATGTAACAGCGCCAGCAGTTGCAGAAGATGGCAATAAACCCGTTGTGCCGCCACTAAACGTAGAAACAAAGTTTCCAGTTAAAGCCGATGTGGGAATGGTTGTTGAGGCTGTAAAAGCCCCTGTTCCATTGCCATACACATAACCTGTCAACGTAGTAGCGCCTGTGCCGCCGTTAGCGACCCCAAGCGTACCGGCAAGGGTAATAGTGCCTGATGTGGTAATCGGGCCACCAGAGGTCGTTAAACCTGTCGTGCCACCAGACACAGCCACCGATGTCACTGTGCCTAAAGGGTTAACCGACCAAGACGTATTAGACCCGTCAGTCGTCAAAAACTTACCGGAGTTTCCGGTCTGAGCAGGCACAAGAGCGTTAAAGGCAGCGTTAGCGGTCGTTTGCCCTGTGCCTCCGTTTGCAATAGCAACAGTGCCGGTGACGTTTGCGGCGTTACCCGAGATATTGCCCGTGACCTGAGAACCTGGCAGGCTTAAAACGCTTAAAGTCGTCAGCGTTGAGTTACTGGTTGCGGTGATATTAGCCGCAGTGCCGGTCGTGTTTTGATTGAGCGTAGGGACATCGGCTGCTTGAATAGACGCCAAGGACGTATTCGTGCCATCAGAGCGCAAATATTTACCCGCGCTTTGTGTACCCGCCAAAGCCGTAATTGCCGCCGCTTGGGTGCTTTGACCCGTTCCCCCGTTGGCAATAGGCAATACGCCGGTAATGTCTGCTGTGGAAATATCGATTAAATCCCAAGCCGAGTTTGTGCCATCGGTTTTTAGGTATTTACCCGAATTGCCCGTCTGCGCTGGAGCCAAAGCGTTAAACCCTGCATTAACAGTGGTTTGCCCTGTACCACCCAAAGCCACAGGAACAGTGCTTAAACTGATTGTGGAGGCGTTTACAACGATAGGAGATTGACCGATGTATTGAATCGTTCCCACTGGGCCAACTGTTTCAGTCGTGCCATCAGAAAAGAAAAATTCAAGATATAAAGCGTTGTTAATCTCAACGGGTTGGACATCGGTAACGCTACGCCCTGCTACGCCACGATCAATCCGAACGATCAGGTTATTACCGTCAACTACGACAACTTTAGACACAGCCATTTTTTAATCCTTAAAGTACAGTTACACCGTCCGAGCGAACCAAGAACATCAAGAAAATGATGTCATCTTCAGCCGGGGTCGGAGTGTTTGCCGCAAATGAAATCTTGATCTTCCCTGTAAAGCAAACAGGATTAACGGCGTTAATGTCTAGCTCTGGGTCTGTGCTAATCAACCCCCAGGCGGTATCATCAATAACCAAAGTAAAAGACCCCGCCGCATCAACCTTGTTTGTGATCGTCAGGTTGATTGGGGTTGGTGTCGGGGTGTAATTGGAAACATCAAATGACAAACCATTACGGGTGTCAATCAGATTTGAAATCTCGCGCCGCGCAATGTTGGCGGTAATGGTAGCTGTCGATAAATTGACAGGCGCACCGGCTACGTCTTGAAGGGTAATGTTCCAATACCAATTTTGCTGATAGACAAGCTCGCCGGTAATAAGGGGGTTATCAAAACCCGAGACTTGGGTAATGACATTTTTGCTAAAAAGCGACATGATTTGTTCCTGTACTCAGGTTTTGACGCTCCCCACGACCTCGCGGGGGACGGAATCTTGTCATGTCTTGTCGGTTTAATTATGCCCTAATTAGGCGCAGAAGGCCAAATGATATTAAACGGATAACCGGATTGTTTTGTGATGTCACGCAAGGCTTGGCGGTACGTTGCCCAAGCGGTTTGCTGGTCAGCCGTAAGTGGGCCATTGGGTATCTGCGTCCAGTCTGAGTTAAAAAGCTCTTGTTTTCTTTTGCTTAATATGTCAGTAATTGCAAAACTTGCACAAGTTATTTCATCAGCCTGAACCCAAGTCAAAGTCTCATAATGGAATAAATCAGTTGAGTTTTTTTGCAAAACTTTATAGTTATTCCAATCGTTAAATTCAATCCATGTTTCATCGGGAATAAATGTACTTTCCATTACCTGAGAAACGTAGCCATTATTAAGTTGAATATAAGTCATCGCTTAAATCCTTGAATTAAGATTTGCGTCCCGTTAGTTGTTGAACTTGGAGCAGATGTTGGTGTTGTTATATACCCGCTAACAGTTCCAGCAGAAGCCGTAAAAACAGTAACCGATACAGTTTTTAATCTTAAAGATATTACGCAAGGATTGGAAATCCCTGAATTTGTAGACACTACATAAGTGTATGTAGTCAAAGTGCTAGAGCTAAACACGGTGTAAGTTGCAACTTCTGAACCGTTAACTATCAAAGAAAAAACAGATGTGCTTGTGTATCCAGTAATAGGCAATCCACTTCCATTTATGTAGTTGCTGATAGCAGTTATAAAAAATGTTGTGTAAATGATTCCAGATGTTAAGTTAGGAACACTTGCAGTTAAGAAATCATAATTAACTGTTACTGTTGTCCCGCCGGTATATGAAAATCCGTTATAAGTAGATGGAAATGAAACAGATTGAGGGAATGTTTGATCTGAACCAAGTGAAGGATTTACTAAAACAGAAACAGCATTTAAGTTAATGTTTCCCGTAGCCACCACGTTACCGTTTAAGGTCATGGTAGTGCCATCAAACGAGATATTAGTTGTTGCGTTACCAAAAGCAAAATTTCCGCTAGACACAATGGTTGAGCCTGCGCCGGTCATCGTATTACCGGAAATCGCAGGGCTACTGCCCACAGTGGTGATGAGGTTAGGCGACCAGTTAAGGCTAGACGAGATCGGGGAAAGTGACGATGCGCCGCTTTCGTTCTCCACGAGGTAGCCAAAATAATAAGTATTCACCGGCAACGTGATGTCAGCAAACGTTAAAGACGAGGATGGCTGGAAAGGCTGTGCGTTGGTTGCGCTTTGAACGCCCCACAATTTCCAATCCGTTGTCGCAGGGCTTGCCACCGTTGTGTAAAACAGCGTTACCTTTGTCACCCGACCCGTTGCGGGGATATTGCAGACCACATCAAAATGAGGAACCGTTGCGATGGTGTTGATGTTTACAACAGTCGGAGCCGTGAGATTACTAAAGTAGTTGGGGTTTGATAGATTGCTGTTTGGTGAAGGTGAGAAAGAGTTAAACCCGCCATCTAAATATACGTCTGGGTTGTATTCATTTAATTCTAGGGCAGCACCTAAGTTCCCGTCCGGTAAGGATGTCTCAGACACTTTGATGACCCTGAACAACTTATTCGTCCACCCATAAGCGGCGTTGGTGACGCTAATAACGTCCCCTGCATCAACTTGTATGCCGTTATAAGTGGTTGCAAATGTGACGATTAAATCTTCCCTTGCTTGTTCAAGCAGTCGGTTAGCAAGGTATTGCACCTGCACCGAATCGTTAACCAATTGGTAGGTTAATGTGTATTTATTATCCGGCTCGTTTGTGAATAAATATATAGTCGGAGTGTTTAAATAAACATAATCCGCTTGATCTCGGTTTAGCTTATTAGGAAATTGAGCTTGTATCTGGTTAATGCTCTGCGAAATATCAAATGCACTAACCGTAATCTGACCAACGATGTTTGAGTCATCGAAAGCAAAATCGGTGCTTCTTGGCTGGTTAATAACGACCGACCACTTACCACTTGCGGCGTTGTACTGATTCCAAGAATCGCAAGCCAGCATAATTTGGTCTAGGTTTGACAATACGTCTTGCCCCGTGTCCAAAACCCCGTTAATTCTGTATCTTGGTTGAGTTGCAGGATTGCCGTTGCTGTCGTAGTACGAGATGGTTTGATCTGAGTAGGTGTTTAGTGCAGTAGCGCTTGCTGAATCCACAATAGACGAATCCATTGCACAGCCATATTTGACGTTGGTTATGTAGTCATACCAAACATCGCCAGGTTTTGCTACGCCAGTGCTGTTTAGATAATGCGATGCGTAAAACGTAATGGGTTGCATCGCTGTTGTGCCAGCGGTTTGGTTGTAATTTAATTTCACAATCGCAAAGGCTAAACCATTCATTTGCCGATTATGAGAAGGCCATCTTTGAGCGCTTGCTATATCTGAGCCACCCATCACTACGTTAGGCAGATTTGTGCCGTTCAAACAAGTGATCGTCCCTGATTCGTCCGACTTGTAAAGGTTGATGTAAAGATTACCGGCAATGTTTGTTTTGACGTTTGGCGTTGGGTAAGCGTTATCTGTCAGGGTGATGACCTTGGTGTGGTCTGTGCCATCAAACCCGATGATCTGGTCTTGCCAATACATTTTGGTTGTGTCAAATGAGAATTGCCCGTTAGGGCTAATCTGCGAGACAGCCAAGACGTAATACATTGTTTTTTGATCGATTGATAAGACCGCATCAACAAACACACCACCAAGGTAAGCGTCACCGTAAACGATTGGGATTGAGTTGGTGTTAGATGGCGGGACTTGTTGCCGCACACCGTTGTTTGTATTCTGATTCCCTGCGGATGAGGAAAACACCCGAGACACAATCATTGAGACTGCAAAGTTAATAGCGAATCGTGCCGCCACTAAGGATGCTCCGGTCAACTCAAGACCAATTGCAGACAATATAAGTGTTGATGGCATATCAATCTCTAAAAAATGTGGCTTCAAGCGGTTTATAACCCCGCTTTGTGTAATCTATCAATGGGGAGTTTGCCATCACTGTTGTGCAAACAAAATCCACCCTTTTTGCATTTAACATGTCTTGTGCTATTGAATCAAACTTTACCCACAGTTTGCCGCCAATTGACTTTCCCCTGTGTTCTGGCATCACCCACCAAGCCAGCTCTCTTAACTCTAAAACCCTTGGACTCCAGACATTAGGCGTGATGATTGCCGCAATCATTCCTCTGTGGTCATCATCAATTAGGATAAATCCTTTGCCATTCAGCATCTGGAATATCAATTGCCCAACGTGTTCGGCGTTATGGTGCTCAGGATTCCTTAAAACAGGCATAGGAGCCTCTTTTGCGTATTCCCGCATCATCCATATCAAAACCGGAATATCGTGTCTTGTAGCTTGTCTTATCATGCGCCGCCGCTATTCCCAAATGGTTGATAATCTGAAGGAGCATCTGTTGCCGCTTGGCTACCTGGGGTTGGTTGTTGACCAAAATCAAAATAAGCCGATGCGATTACGGGCACCCTGTCCATGCTTGTGTCGCCAGGGTAATAGTTTGCCCACACAGTCGGGTTAGTCTTTAGCCCACTAATCCTGTTTTGTAAGATCGTCCTGAATGACGCGCAACTAATTGAGCACGTTGCAATCCTTGTACGGGTTTGTTCGTTCCAGTCTTCATTGACTGAAAAATTACTAACATACCCCTGGTATCGTTTAAAGAACTGAAGCGTTGGCGTTGTAATTATCTGGTTGTCAGAATCAAAAAACCCACGCCAGATTTCTAGCGTAGAGCCTTTAATGTCTGCGCTTAAAATGACAGCTACGTTAGCGCCATCCACTCCGGTTAGGCTTAAAGTTAAATCGCCGCTAGTGGCTTTGGTTTCCCGTTTAATGTCACCAATAGACAGTAAAGAGCCAAGGTTAGAGTAAGTCACCCCAAGCACCGTGATTGGCGAGGCAGCGTTACAAAAGGTGTAAGTTGCGCTTGCAGTGGTAAGTCGCACAAACTCACCATAGTTAATTGATGGGCTTGAAAGCGCCGCAATTGTTGTACTCATCCTGTGATGTCCTCACGAAAAACAAATGGTTTATCCCATTGAACAAAAGCACCGTTAGCCATTGGGTTAAGTGTATACGTTGGGCATTGTTCAGCCAAGACGTAAAAAGAACAATTATTCGCCACTGCTGTTAAGGTTCCGGTTGTCACCGTTCCAATAACCGGACGATGAAGGTTAACGGATACCGTAGAACCTGAACCCCTTAAAACATCGGCGGTGACCTTGTAAGGATAAACACCCAACTGGAGGAAATCACCCGCCCTGAATACATAAGCGGTTGATGACACAGAAGGCAAGTTGCCCACAGAGATCGTTTGACTGTTTGCTGGTGGCACTGCTGCCAATGTTAAAGCGTTAACTTGGCTTAGTGTTAAATCGCCTTGATACGCCGTAAACCATGATAAGTTTTGGCTTGCAAAGGTAATCGTTTGGGGCAATTGGCGATCTAGGTTATCAATCGTTTGAATGATGTTTCTAACCTGCGGGTAATAAAGGTAGTTATGCGGCGTGACCGTAAACACCCAAGGAACCGATGTTAAGTATTGCGCGACACGAACTTGACCCGAACGGCTAACTTGTTGACCCACCGTCCGTCTGTTGTTCACATTCATTGATTGCTGAATGTCAACGATTGCTTGGAATGACATTACGTTCTCCCTGTTGTTGTCGC